GTGTTTTTAACACTACCGAAAGCCGATGTAATTGCTGAACTAACAAGATTCGCCCCAAGCATTGACTTAAACATTGAACTGCTCTTATTTGAAATATTATCAAATGCGGATGAGGTCTTTTGAAGTCCATTGATTGCTTTTTGTAGTCCGTTCAAAGTAGAACTCATTCCCTTATCGACAGCGGTTAATACCGCCTCGACTGAATAAGTTTCTGCCATTATATACCTCCTTTCATTACGTATTCGCTCTCAGTAGGAGTTCTTTCTCTTTGTCTGAGAGTTGATACTTTTGTTTAGTATCTTTTTTCTTGTAAAAATCACTGTATCTCTTATACAAAGGAGTTTTACCGTCCGATTTCGTTGCCTCAACTTGTCTAGTTAACCAAGCAGAACGGTGCAAGAGTTCGTCTTCATCCTGCTTTCTTAATAACACTCCAGTCATCAACAAGTCGTATTCGTACATTGTCATACGCCCAATCTCGTTCATGTCTGTAATGTTTAAAAATCGAACGCAATTTATAATGATTTCTTCAAACGTCTCAAGAGAGGATTTCTCAATTATTTCTTCTTGAGGTTTTGGTCCATCTCCGACATCAAAGACTTTCCTGCGTTTGACTCACTCAATTCTTGAATTACATCATCGAATAATTTTTCTAGATCTTCGCACTCTTCAACGTATGTTTCAACATCATTCAATGAAGGACGAGGGCTTTCTGTAACTGTTCCGTAGTAGATAATATCCGCTAATGATGCGATATTTTTAGCATATAATTCTGGAATTTTAGCAGATAGTGCCATTCCAAATTTCAATCCTTGTTGTTCGATTGGATAAGCTTTATCGAGCGCACGAACGAATTTCACGCCGAATTTTACGTTGTAAGTTTTTTCATTAATTGTTAATTGCATTGTTGTTTTCTCCTTTTTCTAAAAAATACAATAAAAAAGAGAGGCGTTAACCTCTCTTAGTTTCTAACCACCGATTCCAGGTACACCAGCTACAGGACTAGCTGGGCTAGCTGTTCCTTTTGTAGTATCAGCGAATTCATATTGAACCACTTCTGCTTGACTAGTGTTTAAAGTTGCATAACCTTTAACCCCAGTACCATTGACCGCAAATTCAAGTTCTAACTCGATTAGGTCTTCTGCGTTTTTAGTTTTCTTGAACGATGTTAAGTAACCTTGGTAATATACTGACTCGTATTTGTTGCCTTGTTTTTTAGCATTCTTTTCAATTTCCCACACTTCAACCAGTTCGCCTTTGTCCATAGCAGTTTCTAATTTTGCAACAAGCTCATCGTCTTCTGCCATGATCGTTGTAGCAGTGATTGAAACCTCAATACCACCGACTGATTGTAAAACTCCGTCTTTAGTTTTAACTGAGTTAGCGTCACGGCTCTTTTCTGTTGAGTGTTCAGTTTGGAATGCTAGTTTAGCACCGTCCGCTTTGCTTGCTTCGCTTAGCAAGCGAAATAATAGGATACTATCAATCCCTTTTTTTGCAATTGGCATATTTTAACCTCTTTCCTTATAAAATTGTAAATACTAATCGAACACGACCACGCTTTAGCGGTTCGATTGTCGTGTTATCATCGAAAATCGATATTGTAGATTGTGAGATATTCAAGGCTACATAATAGCCGTCCGCCTCAACAATCTTCATCGATTCCGCTAGGATACTCGAACACATATCCGATACTTGTTTTCGTTTTTTACGAGTACTCCACACGGACAATACCAATTCGACCGTGCCTTTCACGTCCGTTTTATTTGGTACGAGTATAGAGGTCGTGTCCTCCAACTCAACAAACGGATAAGGCACATTGTCGTCTGGCTTGTAGTCGTATGTCTTATACCCTAAAAACTGGCAACGTTTAAATACGCTGTCAAAAACTGCTTGCTCTCTTGATTTCATTTAACCAACCTTTCCAAATCGTCTTTAAATAGTTTTTTCTGTTCGTCAAAAGCTGGTTTTATAAACGGTTGCGCACTCATTTTGCGAGTCCCTAATTCAACGTAAGCAGCATAACTAGTGCCTGGTGCCACTTTATATTTGAACCTACCGACCTTACTACTATTGACAGAAATAGACCGTTTTGTCGCCCCTGTAGGTTTGACGAAATGTTTATTTTTGCCTCTACCTTCATAATGACCTCTAAACTTGGAAGCGTTGATAATTGCTTTTCTTTGCATTTCCGTACCGTGTTTCTCAATTATACGCTCCATTTCTTCCATTTTAGCGACTTTTTGAAGTTTCTTTTGTAGTTTTTCAAGTCCTTTTAATTCAAAACGTACATCAGCCAATAGAATTATCCTTTTCTAAATAGAATACTCTTCCAGACTGTTTATCTGCTCTGCATTTATAGCGGTCATTTCGATAGTTTAGATAAGTGAATGAGATTTTAGGCGTGTTTTGGAAATAAACCACTTTTGAACCACGTTTATACTCTCCAAATACTGCGACTTGCTTATCAATCCCCAAGTCCATTACATGAGCTGGAACGATAATTTTTTCTTCTTCGTTTGAAGTATATTCGCCTGTTTCGGGATTATATTCTTCTTGTTGCTTAGCAATAATCTCCACTCTTTCGTTATATCTCATAACATCTTAAACCCCGCATTGAATGTTTTTGAAAAAACTCGCTTAATCACACTATCGTATTCTCTGAAATCATCAGCATTGAATGTCATTGAAGTGCCTTCGAGGGATTGAATTTTCATCCCCTCAGCACCAATCCTATTGAATCTTTTAATAATAACCTCAGTAATAATATACTCAAGGCTTTCTGGAACATCATCCACGCCTGCGTATGCTAAAAAGTTAGCAGTCGTCAACTTGGCTATCGTTGTCAGTAACTTATCTTGAAGATTATCTTCAATGCCTAGCAATATCTTTGCTTGAGTGATATTTTCCATGCTATCCCTCCAATACTGCGATAAGTTCCTCTTTGCTTAATGTTGAATAACCTTCGATTTCGCGCTCTTTTGCGATATCTCTTAACTCTTTAACTGTTAAGTCGTTATAATTAACAACTTCCGTTTCATTAACAACTTCCGTTTCATTAACAACTTCTGGTTCAACAGGCTTTTGTGGGTAATGTCGTCGTAACAACATTCCCATTAAGCACCTCCGAATTTTACAACTTTTGTTGGATCGTATAAGTAAACACCGTAGTGTTCGTCACCAGTAATAACAGTAGTTTTCTTTAAAATGTCACGGTCTGTTTCGATAGCCACATCACGTTTTAAGTTGATAACGAATGCACCGTATTTAGCAACATCGTCTGTATCTGTTTCAACTGGAGAAACTTTAACAAGGAAACCTTTTCCTTTAGTAACTTTCTTAGAGCGTACGATTTGAACACCGTGCGTTTCACCAAAAGTTCCAGAAACAACGGTATTTGCACCGATTTCTGAACCACGTAACCACTCTTTTACTGTGTTACTGCGTAATGCGATCGCATCTTCTGGATTGATAACTGCAACATAATGTGCATCTTCTTCGTCTGAGAATACTGCTAAGGCTTTATCAAGTGCATCTCCTGTTGTAGGTGCATCATCGACATATTGAGTAGCTTTTGCAGCCTCTGTAGCTAAGTCGTTGTCCACTTTGTTTGCAATAGCTAAAGCGATTTGGTGTGCTGCTTGACCTAATGGGTCTCCGTAACCAGATAATAAAGCCTCGTCTGTTACTTCGACACCTTTACCAGCTTTCTTGATTGTCATTGTAGACTTGTCAGTAGTTAATTGGTCTGGAACGATTGCTTCACCCTCAGTGATGTCTTTAGCATCTCCAGAATATACCCATTTAGCTACTGTTACTGTGTTTCCAGGTTGTCCTACTAACTCACGCTCAACGTAAGCTAAAGGTGTAAATTTAATCATTTTTGGTAACTTAGCTGAAACCATATCAGCTAGCACCTCTGGGTTTACCATTTGTGCAATTTTAGTTTGTGTCATATATTTTTATCCTTTCAATTTGTGATATAGTTCAGGGTTGTTTTGTAGTAATTCGTTTCTACTTTGATACCCCATTTTGTTGAATTGTTCTTTGGTAATCTCGCCTGCGGTAGTATCTTCCATCTTCTTAGGCGTTTTACCTTTTAATTTTTCGCCGACTTTCTTGTCAGCTAGTTCATTCACTAAAGCTACAAAGCTCTCTACAGCCTCCTGCGTTCTTTCTGCTGTATCTTTAACGACAATGCCTAGGATTTTATCGTCTGCCACGATACCGCCTTCAGAAAGCATTTTTGAGGCTTCTCGCTCTAGTCCACTACGATTGATTTTAGCTTCCAATTCAGCAATGTAATCAGCTTGTTTCTTACGCTCATACTCAGCTTTCTGATTTTCGTTCATCTCACGTAGCTTTTTCGCTTCGTTCTCCTTGGCTTCCTGCTCTGATTTCCACTTAGCAAATTTCTTATCGATGATAGCATCGACATCCGCGTCCGTGTACTTCTTCTCGTCTTGCGGTTGTTTTTCAGGTTCTGCAGGTACCTTTTGTTCTTCAACTGTTTCGACTGTTTGTGTTTCTTCGTTCATTTCGAACCTCCTATTTTTAAAGTCGTCCCCGACTGTAATTTCCATAGCTTTTAAAGTCTTCAATGCTTGGACAATAAAAAAACCGTACGGGATTCCATACGGTTA